CAGTGGCCGCCACCAGCGTGACCAGGTCGGCATGCATCTCGTTCTCTGCTGTAGTCCCTGAGCCAATTTCTATAGAAAAACCAGTCAGCGTCATGCTTGTCACGCCGGCCATGGCAGAGGCTATAGCGAGTCGCCCTTCCTGTGTAATCATGCAAACACTCCGGCATTCGGCGTGATCTCGATGTAAAAAGTGTAAAGATCGCCAGCGATCAGTGTATGCGTGGCGATGCTGAACCTGGACTTATTGGTAGACGGCCAACCGCAGAACAGCAATGATCCAAACTTCTCGCTGTCGTAGACACCTATCTCGTTCAGCGTCTTTCCACCAAGGGCCGTTGTGCACGTCCACGGTGCCGTTATCAGCATGGTGTCATCGGCCACTGACACCTGCATGAGCGACTTGCTGGCCTCAAATCGGACGTATTCGTTGTTGATCTTTCCGACATCCTGCGTGCTGGTGATAGACGTTGGGTTTGGTGTTGCGTCTGGTATCGTCCCGCCGTCCCCCAAGGCTACCCATAGCTCGATAGCCTCCTGCTCAAACAGGGCATCTGTCACCTTCTTCATCATCTTGTTAGTGAGAACGCCAATGGGATATACAATATGCGAGGCCATTATGCCGCCTCCCCTGCCCCGGTCACTTCCATGTGATACTTCCAGGTCATCCATTCCATGTTGATATAGTCATAGCCAAAGAAGACCTGGCCATAGTTGGTGGTATTAGCCACCCATATCACCATGTGCTTGTCCCTGCTCCACCAGCCAAAGACCTTCTCCCTCTCCCCTACGGGCACCATGGAGAAGAACTTTCCGCGAATCTTCTTACCGATGGACTCCGGGTGATCTCCGTTGATGATGTAAAAGTCATCGGCCCCAAGGAAGAAGTTGGTGGACATGGCATGAACCAGTGAATAAGGGGCCCAGCATCCGATCCCCCGGCGCTCCATGGTGAACTCGAATGGAGTTGCCCCGATGCCAGTCCTGTATCCGAAGATCATGGACCGGTTCTTGTAGATTACCATATCTGTTCCAACGATGCCCAGGCCGGTGATAAAGCCCTCTGTTTCTATGAAGCTCTGGTTTCCGGCGGTGGTGTCCAGCCAGGTTTCCGGGTAGTCCTGCTTGGACCAATAGAGGCTCCATGGCTGCCTGCTGCCTCCTATATACATGTCGGCAATGAGCAGGCGATCGGCATAGGCTAGGCAATAGCGGGCATTTGTGGCATATGTGGCAGTGCCGACAAGCAGGCCCTTCTCGCTGCTTAGCGAAGTGGCTACAGCCGTGATGTCGCCTCCCCATGTCTGGACATGAGTGCCACCGCAGGTGAAGATGAACTGGTTGGCACACATGCAATGCGACCAGCGCTCGCCGGCCGGCACTGCGTATAGCTGGCGTATGCGATATGCTGAGCCAGCCGGCTGGTTGGCATAGGCATTGGCTGTCAGAGTGACCTGGGTATCGCTGTCGATGGTCGATATGGTCCGCCACTTGGTATACGGCTCATTGTATCGCTCTGCAAAATCCAGGTTTGTTATGAACTTATCACCGACCTTGACCGGCTTTACTCCGGAACCAGTGTATACTGTATCCCAATTCACTGCCGCATCTCCGGTGATCACCTTCAGGGCATCCGATGTGGTCACCGTCCCGGCCATCCACAATGGGGTGTGGTAGGCATAGGTCTCGCCGGCCACAAGAGAACGGATGGCGATGTCGTGCTCCGTGAGGTAGATGGTGTATGCCGTGCCGTCCCGTTTCTGGAACCGGGCCACGTTCAGAACGCGCTCGTCCGGGTTCATGGCTATATCCGTGGTATAGCCCGGGCGAGGCACGACTGAGGCCTGGTCGCCTATCATGCAATTCATGCTAGGCCAGGCGGCATAGGCATTGGGTTGGTTGAAGGACGCTTTGCTGATGTCATACATGTGCTCCACGGGGCGCAGATGCACCAGCTTGCGGAATTGGGACCGCTGGGCCATTATCCTCTCCAGCGGTTCAAGTATTGCGAGTTAGGCTGAATCCAGCTCTTGAGCTGCCTCTGCTCCTGATAGATGGAATTGACGAGACCGGTAACGTCCTCGACAAAGGCCTTCTTTTCTATCTCCGCAAAATCATATTCCTTGAGGGCCTGCATGCCAAGGATGGTGGCCAGCCGGACGATAGGGATATCCCACTCGGACCCCAGGACGGTCACGTCCCCCACCAGGGTCAGCTTGGCAGGCTTCTTTTTATAGTAGCAGGTCCAGGAGTAAACCGCATCGGGCGTGGGGTAAAGGTAGATGTTGGTTCCGAGGCGAGTGTAGGATCGCGGGTATCCCTCGGCCGTGGTGGTGGCCCGGCCGGTCTGCCGGTAATATTCCTCTGGCGGTATCCAGTTGAGCATCCTGTCGTTGGTAGAGTCCCAGATGCCCCGCAGTATGAACAGGTCGGCAGGGTTGGCCACATAGGCAACGCCATCGGCAGTGGTCAGTGTGGCGCTGGTTTCCAGCTCAGGCAGGAAGATCAGGAAGGGGATGCTGAACAGGCGCGTGCGGGTGCACAGTTGCATGTAGGCGTTGTTCAGGAATTCCCCATACCAGTCCGTGGGGGTCTCAAGCGCCGTGCGTCCAGACAGGCTTAGCTTGAGGCTTTCCTTCATCTCAGAATACGTGAGCACGCCCATGGTTCCCCCCTATAATTCGATGACTGCTAAAATCTCAAACTCATCCACCAGTCGCTCTGTGTCATCGGCCGTGATGAAGCCGCCGGCCCAGTCCACGGCAACGCCGGCATGGAACGTGGTCAGGACGGTGTCCCCGACCTTGAAATTCAATTTGCACTCCTTGCCCTTGGCCATCACCGTGCCAACCCTGGTCAGCTCAGAATGCATCCGAGGAGCGATAATCTTGCCCCCTTCGATAGCTTTTTCCTCGACCGGTCTATACTTGATGTATACAGTCCGGTTCATAGGTTCGACAATCTTAAAGGCCATTTTTTCTCCTTTTAGGTTCTTCTCATATCTTCGTCGTCCATCTCAAACGGAATCTCGTCTCGATCCGGGGCATCATGTGCAAATGGCTCATGCCATCGGCAATACCAAATCTCGTCCACCTTCACCATGTCGCGCTCGGGGTATAGGATGGTGTTGACCTTCCTCTCGCCGTGCCCTACCAGGTGGATGACCGTGCCGATCGAGCCGGTCAGCACTTCATCATCGGTGCCCCAATGATATTCGGAGTCGATGCCTGTGGGGCTGGAGAGATAGACATAGCCAGCCAGGTCGGCACCGGCCACCGTGCCGGAGGTCACAAGGCAATGCGATACTATGCCCGTGGCCCCAGAGGTAACGCCGGTCAGCACCTCGCCTACGGCCGGCTCTGCCCCGGCCCCCAGGTTAAACTGCGCGTCCACAAATATGCCCGTGCCACAGCAGAGGTGGCAGGGCCGCCAGCGGTCCCGCAGCAGCTTATAGTAGGAGGTGCGGATGTCCTCTAGGGTCATGGCACCCTACTTGTAGTAGATATAGAGCTTCGCGTTGGCCGACAGTGACGTAAGCAGCAGGTTGGGGAAAATCATACCATTGTCGCCAAAGTCTATTTCCACCTGGTTTACATCGGCGGCCGGCGACAGGATCGGAATGGACGTATACGGCCGGATGATGTCCCAGGAATAGGATACCGCCGCTTCGTTTGTCAGCGGTGTCGTAGACCAAGGCGTGCCACCCAGAACCACCACCGTGTCCGGGGTGTGCGTGGCGATCACATATTGGCCGATGTTCTTTCCGCTGGAGCTGTTCTTGATGTTGATGACATCCAAGGCATCTGCGTCAGCGTTGGCCAGGACTGCATCTACCGTGGTTATGGTGGTCCCAAGGGTCGTGGTTAGCACGCTGGTATGCGTCGATATCGGCGTAGATCGCAGGTTGTAGCTGCTGAGCACGGCAGCATTGGCAGCTAGCGCCGGATAAAGAAAGATTTTGCGAATGTTCAGCGGATACGGTATGATGACGGGAGCCGTATCCAGCACGAACAATCGCATGTTGTTGGTAAAAACATTCGCCATGTATTCCTCCGTTAAATTGTAATCCCCAGGGTGATGCCACCGCCACCTGGAGACGGGTATGACTCCAGTCCAGTCCCCTCTAGCGTTATATTATACGTGCCCTCATCGGCATCGTCACTTACGAGAGCTATTGTCGCACTTTTGGCCCCGGCGGAAGTAGGAGAGAACCTTATGATACACGTGGAGTGGCCGCTTGGCACAACCGGGCTGGCCGGCTGAAGCTGTATACTGAACTCGGTTGGGTCCGTCCCGCCGAGGACCAATGGGGTAGTCTCCAGTAGGGTTAAATTTCCAGTCCCTTCGTTGCCAATATATAGCTCGACATCTTCGTGAGATGCTCGATAAACATTACCGAAATCATACGTCCCACCATCTGCTATAGCCGTAACCCCATGGGAGACAGTGATTTCGGGGGCGTAGTCACCATAGGCTACCTCCAGCATGGTGGCTAACCATCGTGGGGCAGGGGTGACATCATCTGAATAACCAAGGCGCAAGCGCAAGGCATTGACATCAGCGAATGTCCATCCACCGGCTGGAGGAGTCAAGATCACGCTCTTATAGTATGGAATATTCGAGGCTACCTGGTAATCTGCCAGGGCCCCAGCCTTGCCCCATATCGCCGTTTCGGCATCAGCTATATCGACAATGGCACACCCACCCGTGTTGGCTATGCCAGTATCGGATGAGCAATATTGCAAGATCGCACGAACCCCCTGGATTTCGTTGGTTGCAATATCGGGAAACGTCACCTCGGCATATCGCGCAGCAGCGATTGCGACCTGGGTTACCAGGTCATCGTTGGTGGTAGTAATCCATGGGCTTTCATCCAGCTTAGACCAGGCCGGAAAATTGACCGCATGGATATCGTTGTTATCCTCGTCCTCGATCGTGTTGGCAGCGTTATTGTGCGTTCCATCGGCACTGGGTCTCAATCCAAGAATTCCACCTATGCCGATGGGATAATCCGCCAATGTGGTGGACATAACGATGTCGTCAAACTGCACCGTCATCGTCCCTGCCGAGAAGTATCCAAAATCTAACGAGTCCCAATATGTGCCGGCAGCGTCTGTTATTGGTGTCTGTGCCGCACCATCTATTTGCCAATCGATAGCCGGGGTATCCCCGTTCAACATCATGTCAATACAATACCATACCCCCGCTGTCGGGGCAACATCTCCGTTGACATAGCCACTGGTCGAATTCCATAAGTGGAACCACCCTCCATCTGCCGCCGCCCTAATCCCGAAATATGTCGATACACCACCGCTTCTCCATAACCAATTCAAGCCGGCGTGAATTGATGAGCACCGGACATAAAATCGTATAACCCATTTATTTGGCCAGACACCAGGGGCCAGCTTAACGTAAACATCTGCTCCAGCGGCGGCGCACTCTAGGGCGTAATCACCCGAGTGCTTATACGTTCCCTGGATGGTCGGGGCCCCGACAACCGTGTCAAAGAGACCACCACCGGCCACTGACGGTGTCGCCGTTCCGTATTCGAACCCGGTCATGAACACCAGGCCATACGAAGAAGTAAACTCATGCGCCCCTATATCCGGGGTAGCATCGCGTCCGGTCAAGAAATAATCCGCAGAGACACCAACATCGACCCCGGCATCCTTGCATGGCGAAGCAGTAGGGATTTTGAAATAAGCCCCCGTCAACTCCCCGGCCGCTGTCGATCCAGACTTCGCCAACAGGGGATCATCATTGATATCATTAGCTCCCTGAAGCTCAGCAGGGGCCGGTGTAGACCAACAGTTATAATCACAAGTCAGTCCGGTCATGAGGTTGGCCCCAATGGCCGCAGCACCTTCTTCTAGGATAATGTTATCCTTGAATACAGAGGTTGTGTCCCCGGAAGATGCATAAAAGAGGACCGTGTAATCACCTAGTCCAGGTGTCGTGTTCACTAGGGTGTTGTGCGCAAAGAGTGAGGAAGATGCTGGATTTAGCCCAGCAGCCAGGCAGCGGTATCCTCCTAGGCAGAGGTTATTCACAACACGATGCCCCATACCCAGGGGCAGGCCACCCTCGTCGCCTATCAGGATACATACCTCGGTCTCGGTCTCCATCGGGTTGCCTGGGGTGTAATAGCTCAGGCACCGTTGGAGGGTTGGGCTAACTGCATTCTGCAGATAGAAGTTTACGACATGGCAGTTATAGGCCACGCAGTCTTCAATCGTAATGTCGTAGCTACGAAATGTCGATATCCCCTCGCCCCAGCATTCGGCAACAGTGCAATTCCTAATAGTCCCATGGCCGGGGTCGTTATAGTTCATCGATATCCCGAAGCTATTGTATTCCGCTGCGTTTTCAAAGTTGTCGTAAGAGTCGAGATACGATCGACAGTTGTCTATTAGACCATAGGACCCTATCATATAAATACCGGCACCCGCATTGTGATGTGAGTAAATGTTTTGGGCTATGCAGTGGTCGCCACTTCCGATATACCCGCTCCCGTAGGAATAACGCAGTTCGAGGTTCTCAACGGTCACATACGATCCCCATATGCGAACCAACGCGGAATCTCCGACCGTCCAGTTATTTCCATCCAGGATCGGGTCTGCCCCGGTTCCGTAGGCACCGATGGTGAATGGATGCCCATCCGTCCCGCTGGCATCCCAGTTGATCTGCTCCTGCCAGGTGCAGCCGCGCTTGAACAGGATGGAATTATCGCTCTCGTCTCCGGTCGTGAGGGCATACGTTATTGCAGCAATCGTGTTAAACGCGCAGTTGGCCCCGGTGGTTGCCGTGGTGGTGCCGTCACCCCCTGGGTCAGCTGCTGTGTCCACATAGTGTATCGCCATGCCAGCCCCCTATTCAGCCTTGCTCGCTTCCTTTGCCGGGTCGTTCAGCAGCTGCGTCAGAACGCGCAGCTCTCCCCCCACGGAGATCAGTTCCTCCAGGAGCTTTTCCATGGCCTGGGAGAGGGTATTCCTGGTGTTCTGTAAATCCTGATACTTGGCCTGGAGCTGCTTATACTTCTCCGTCTTGGCTTTCAGCAGCTCCTCTGCTTGTTCTCTCATCACTTCACGTCCTCGATCGTCGGCTGGCGCACGAACACCGGGGCATTGCTGCCAAACTTTTCAAGCGCCTTCCGCTCGACATACTTGCATTTGTCCAGCTGCTCGTCGGTGAGGTATTGCCCCCAGCCCTCCCCTCGCAGCTCCTCCTCCTGTGCGGATCGCAGCTTGCGGGTGGACTTGAGGCCGCTTCCCTTCCAGCGAAACAAAATGGTAGGTGCCATGCTTGACTCCTTCAAGAAAGTAAAGAGAGGGGGGCCGAAGCCCCCCGCTCAACGTTACGCATCAACGAAAGGACCAACACCGTCGCCCCAGATGTTCGAGTAGAGAACACCGTTCAGGGTCATGTTGTCAGCGATGGTGGGGTCAACCGCGCCGGTCTGGCAATCGCTCACCAGGCCGGTGCTGGCCGCGCCAATGTAGATGTAGCGCACCAGCGGAACGATACTCACAAGCGCCGGAACCGCATGGCCAAACGTGCATTCCTTCACACAGAGGTTGGTCAGCGTGCCACCGGGGGAAGCGATGTCGCAGGTGATTTCCGCAGCCGTGCCCTGGAATTCGCAACCGATGATCTGCAGGTGCTGAACCGAGCCAACGCTGGTCCGGATCATAACGCCCACGGGGGCCGCACAGAACGTGCAGTTGAGAATCTTGTCGTAGCTGGACGACTCGATGTGGATACACCCCTGCAGGTGGTTGGCGATCAGGCCGGCCCCGAAACGGAACGTGCAGTTGGTTACGCTGTTGCCGTAGGCTCGGTCAGTCACCGTGGCCGTGCGCTTGAGCTGCAGCTGGCTCTCAAGGCTGGCTCCGCTGTGGAAGGCCAGGTTTTCAAAGTTGTTCCAGCAGCTTGTCACACACATCACGGGGGCAGCCGTGGTCACGGCTCCGCCCCGAAGATGGGTCAGCTGGGCTGCGTTGCGGCCATTCCCGGGGGCGGCCCCGATAATGGAAAGGCCATACTTGGTATAGGGGACCGTCCAGTTGGACGTGGAGACGGGGGTGATGTAGTTGGCCCCGCCGCCCTCACCAGAGCCCGCGGCCGGGTTCCTGGGGCGCACGTAGATGACATCCCACGCATTGCAATGGTCGATGGCATCCTGCAGGTGCTTTACCGCGTTCTTTGGGCTGCTGGATGTGGCCCCGACATTATGCCCCACGGCACCGTTGTCGAAGTCAACGTAATGGGTCTTCGCGCCCCACATACCCTCATAACGGCCCCCGCCGGTGGGGACCCCTCCGTGCTGTAGCACGGAACCGGGAAAAATACTAGGCATTAGGAAACTCCTCTTGGGAATACGATACTCTCGTTAGCCTCCCGAAGATTAGAATGGGGGAGAGGCCATACCCCCTCCCCGTAAGATCGGCATGTATGGTGCCTCATGTCAGGGACTGCCCTAACGGTTAAATCCGGCCCACATAGAGATTCTTCGGATTGCCCCACCCGTAGGTGAAGAACTGGATCGAGAGAGCCACCTTGTCGAGGGTGTCATCCTCGGCATCTTTGAAGAACATTTTGGGCTCCAGCGCCGTGAAGACGTTGAAGTCATACTTGTCGTCCTTCGCAATCACGAACCATTCCGTGGTGCTGGTCAGACGATGATACTCAAAGATGGGAAGCCATCCCTTGAGCACGTTCTTGGTGTTGCTCAGCTCGTGCGAAACGTTGTCCGAACCGAGAATCTCGGAAGCCTCGAAGTAGAGCGTGGGCTCGATGATCAGGGCGGTGGGCTTCGCGCCGGCGTAGTAGCCCATGGTGTCGGTCATCGTGGAGAAGTAGTATCTCGCACTCTGCAGGGCGCTGTTGGACAGCGTTGCATTCAGGTAGTTGCTGTAGTTGTCAGCCGTGCTGCCTGCCCGATTGCCAAGGTGCGCCGTGCTGGCGATGGCCAGCGAGTCAAAGCCGACTCCGCAGGTGAGGGTGATAGAAGTGAAGTTGTTGAACATGGTGGCGATCTCGCCATCCTTCCCTTCCCTCATGACCCTGCCCAGCTCTTTGGAGAACTTCTCCCACAGTCGATACTTGTTGAAGAAGTCCATTTTGAACGTCATGCGAAAGCCGGTGCCGAACTGCCGCTGGGTATACGTCTTCGTATGACCCATGGCCGGGGACTGGATGGGGATATTCGCCCCTTCCGCGATCTCCGTGGGCCAGATCAGTCCGCCCATATCGGCATCTCTTTCATAGATATCCTTGGTCTTCAGATCGTTGCAGACCTTCGGATACTCGACGATCGCCTCCCGGGAGGAGTCGTCATGCAGCTTACGAAGGGTTCCCTTCATAAGGTCAGAGTTGGTCGTGTTGTCGAATACTGTTCTGATGATAGCCATGTTATCTCATCCTTACGCGGTAAAGAGGTTTCCGCCCGCGATCACAGGATTGAACTTGACGATGCAGCGTCCGCCAACCGTGCCAACGGGGTCCAGCGGGGCCACGATGTGGGCCACACCGGCATCGTCGGAGTCGGCAGCAGAGATCACGTGCGCACCGATGGTATAGGTGATGGCAATGCTCTTGCCAACATCGGCAGCGGCAGACGTGACAGCCGCACCATAGGACATGACATACAGCGAGTTGAAGTTGACCAACTCGATTTCGATGGGAGCAGAGGTCGTCCCGCTCGCATCTTCCCTGGCGATCGCATTGGCGTTATCCGTCTCAGCGATCGTCACAAGGCCGGCCACGAACTTAACCAGGTCGCCCTTATCAAAGGTCTGACCGACCGCCTCGTAGCCGATGATAATGGGTCCGGGTTGTCCGGCCCACAATTCCACGCTTGCCATTTCACTCTCCAGATATATTACCCACCGAGCATCTGCTCAGAGAGCTTGTTGATGTATTCCTCATCCGCGCCGGAAAGCTCTACTCCGTATTCCTTGGCCTCTGCCTGAAATTTCTTCATGGAAGACATCGACTGCCTCTCCGAGTGAACCCTGGCCTCTTCCCGTCTTTTCAACTCCGTCAGGAGTTTACATTTCATGAGGACCACGTCACCGAACAGGTATTTGCCTTCCCGGAGTTTGACTCCTTCCGGCCAGAAGGGATCATCCTGAGTAACATAGCTGAAACCCCAAGACGTTTCATAGTCGCGCACGGCCCGTAGACCATCTTGAGGATTATACCGCACCCAGCAGAAGAACCAATCGGGTCTGCGGGCTTTGGTAGTGTAGTCTATATACTGCTTGTCCTCGAATACGTATTCTCCGATAGCAGGGTTCGACTTCTCCTTGTCGATGGTCGAGTGCCGTAGATCGACCACTTTGATCTGTCCGAGATACATAATGTTACCTCCCCTCGCGCTCGGCTAGAATTCTTCGCCTAGCCTCATCTTCTGAGATGTTCATTGCACGCATCATCTCATACGTTTTGTCGTCGAATTTGATATTGTTGGTCCCGGGCTGGCCATAGTCACGCACCTGCGTGGGCGTGGCCCCGGTGTTGCCGGTCTGCACAGGCGCTCCGCTCACCGTGTCGGCACGCGGGCCTGTCGGCCTCTGCTCCGGAATCTGCTCGCCCTTATACCACTTGGCATTCCTGGCCAGCAGGACCCACATGTCCTCGTTGCCCAGGTCGTCGGGCGAGAGCCGGCCCTTGGTGTAGGAGTCATACATTGCAGCCTTGACCTCCTGCTCCACCCCCTGCAGCATCTCGGGGTTGGACTTCAGGGCCCGCTGGAAGCCGGCCTCATACTGCCGCTTGGCATACTCTGCCTTGCCGGCCATGGCCTGCTGCTGCTCGCGCTGGTCGCGGGCTGCAAACTCCTCCCGCAGCACATCTTTGACAACCTTGATAGTCGAGCTGACGGGCTTGGCAATATCATATTCGTCTTCGTTGACCTGCGGAGCCCTTGCCGATCGCTCCGCCTCTTGCTGCTGCAGGAGCCTCTGCGTCTTCTCGATCTCCTGCTGCGCGTAGTATTCCTTCATACGCGCCTCATACTGCAGGCGCTTGGTCTCCTCTTCCTGGGCGGCCACGCGCTTCCGCAGCTCCCCAAACTCCTGCTCCCGCTGGCCCATCTTGGACTCATACTCCTTGAGCATGTCGGCCAGCTCCTGCGGCGACTTACCCGCATACTTGTCGTTAGGGTCCGTCTGACTCACATTGGGCTCGTCAGTGATACCCTGAAGTCGGAATTCTCCCATGTTTCTCCTTATTTTCCTCTTTCGAGTAGTCTATCGACCAGGCGTCCTAGCCTGTCGTAAATTGCCAATTCTCCTCGCTCCTGCATGTGCTGGGCAATGTTTGCCAAAGAATCAAGCGGCCGGGCCTCGTAGCTCCGGGCCGTGTCCCGTCGCATGCTCTGGAGGGCCTTTACGAACTCCTGCCAGAAGGACGTTTTCGAGACCGTATCGTCGAACTCTTGACGTATCTTGGCCAGGTAATCCGGTGAAAAACTCATCTATCCTCCTATTGAAATGGCGCTGGCTGGCCTTGCTGCAATGGCGGGGCCTCAGCGCCCTGCCCGGGCGGCACGCCGGCTGGACCCTGGGGAGGTGCGGCCTGTTGGCCTTGGTTGCCCGATGAACCTGGCTCTTGGCCTTCAGGCCCGCCGGGGTTCACCTCACCGGCGTTTGCACTCCCAGGAACCTGTCTCTGCGCTATCAGATCGGCAGACATCATGACTGCCTTGTTGGCATCTGTTGCCTTCCTGAGATCGAGCACCACCGGGTCCCCACGCGGGATGGTCGGGAAGTCCTCGATGATCCTGGTCAGAACCTTCACGCTGACATCGTTGGCCGCAAGGATGATTTCCTTCATCTGGGACGGAACCTGCGGGCTGGTGAGCATCTGGGCCATCGTTCCAAGCTGTGTCATGTAGTCGCTGACCAGCTGGTAGAGCTGCAGGTTGATCTCCCTGCGGACCTGCTGGTTAAGGATTTCGGAGGATGTGGCCAGCTCCAGCTCGAAGATTTCCCTGATGTCCTCGGCCGGGAAGTCCACCGTCTCCTCTCTGGCCTGGCCCTTGACATCGGTCACCTCGTAGTGGAAGGTCGGCTGATACTGGGCCAGGAACTCCAGCAGCATGTAGGCGTATTCCTTGACCTGCGCCCTGATGTTGTCGGTCCCATATTTGAACTTCTTGTTGGCCTCTTCAAGCAGGGCCCAGGTTTCCTTGGCCACAGGCCGCTCAGACGAGCTCTGCCCCATGACGGCCTGGCTGATGCCAACGGCCCTGTCGGCCATGCCGATCAGCCGGTCCTCCTCCTGGAAGGAACTATATACCGTGTCGCTGAACTTGAATTCCTTGATGGCCATGCTCGGGTCCACCTCTACCGGGTAGACCTTCCCTGGCTCGATACGCTTCAGGCCCTCAAGCCCTGAGCCAACCTGGACGAAGAAAACTGGGCAGTTGATCTCGGTGATGCGGTCGATCCGCTGATTATGCAATGTGTTGATCTCATACTGCAGGGCTTCGAGAATCTGGCAAATCCCCTCGCCATCCCTGGAATATTCGATCGGATAGAAGATAAACTTGATAAAAGGCCGGAAATTGCTGTAAAGAGGCTGGTAGAAGGCATCCACGATCACGCCGGTCGGCCGGTGGATGGTTACGACGATATCGTCCTCTTCGCCGTCCCCATCGACATCGTAGCGCGTCCAGAGCTCCCAGAACTCCACCGGCTTCATCCTATCGACAGGTTCGAGTAAAAAGCCCTCTTGCCGCGCCCTTTCCTTCTTTGTGATGTCATAGTCGTCCTGGCCGCCCTGATCCGACTTATTCTTCATCCATTCGCCCTCTCCGAGGACTTTATCGACTTCTTTCTCGAAAAAGAGCCCCTGATTGACTTTTACGCGCACTTGGGGCACTCTTAGATAGTATCTGAAGCCGCACATGGTGCATTCGCGCAAATCCGTCGAATCCGAGGACTGAATCCAGTCTTCCCGGCTGATCGGATACATATTCGGCCCTGTATAGTAGGATTTAGTGGTTTTGACGAGCTTTTTGCTCACTCCGGACACGGAATACTTGGAAACCTCGGAATTTAGCTCCTCCGCAGCGTCCGCATACTTGTAAACGGTCTTTTTCTTGTCCTCATTGACCACTTTGACCACGCCAGTGCCAATTTTGATGGCCTGGAGCAGCGGAGACTGCATCTTATCGCGGAATTTCATGATATTCGTCATAAACCAGTGCAGGCCGTCCTCGATTTTCTTGGCCGTGTCCTCGAATTCGGGCTTTTTGGCGTTTACAACGATGACTTTGTTCTTGTTAAACAGGTTGTCGATCTGCCGGACGAAGATTGTGTCCACGGTGGACCGGATGATCGGGACAAAAACGTTGGCACAGTCCTCCCAGGGCCAGCCTTTCTTCTCCCGAATCCCCCGGTATAGGTTCTGCCACTCCGGTATCTTGTTTACCAGGGGCTCCTGGTTCTTGATTTCCTGGTCCAGCATGGGCTTGATGAACAGGGAAAGCTCCGATCCCAGGGTTTTGCCGGTCTCCAGGACCTTATCCAGGTTCAGCCGCTTGCCGCCCGGGTAGCCCTGAACGTCTCCCTTGCTCTCTTTCTCGCTTTTCTTGGTCATCTGCGGAACTTAACCCCCATATATGCCCCCAGGCTGGAAAAAGTAGCGTAGACAATGCCCGGCAAGAAGTTGCCGGCCTTCAGGACGCTAATAACCACGAGGCTCAAGACGAAAAAGTCCAGGCACTCGATCAAGAAGTTTAGCACCGCCACCAAACCGGCCGATTGTGCGGCAACTGCCCGATACCAACAGACCGCCAAAAACTCTCTGCAGAGAGCCAGCAGGCCGTAAACCGCAAATATAGCCACCAAGTGGAACCTCAGCCTCGGCGCTTGTATCTGTGTCCGCTATCGCTGGATTTCTTTTTTTTCTTTTCATCTACATGTTCCGGAAGACTCTTGTCCTTGGTGTGGCTTTCCCACTTCTCCACGGTCGCCTCGGATATCTCGCCACGCTTCGCCATGGCATAGAACTTGCGCCTTTGGGCTTTTGACTTGAAGGGCATGCTACCTCTTCTTCAGCCACTTCTCATAAACGAGGAATACAATAAAGGCCCCAAGGATGAGGCCGGAAAGGAAGGCTTCAAACATGTTCTCTCCTATGGATGGGAAAGCGACTCATTGTTTATGGTGGCGAGTCGCCAACCACGCCTCAAAATGTATATACAATATGCCCTCCAGAAGGGCGCACGGCCTAAAAAGGCCGGTCATGTTTTCTCACTTGTTGCGGGCTCGCAGCAGGTAGTATTGCAACATCTGTTACATCTTTGGCAATCTTTGCCAGCCTTGAAGCAGGCCTTCCAGGTGGCCTCGTCGTAGGCTACTTCCAGCAGCTTGTAAAGAGCCTGCACCTTTTCCTGGAGCTCATCCAGGTCCTCGTCCAGCTTCTCCCGGCTTCTGCCGTAACTACGTCTAAATGGGTTCATATTTACCTCTCTACTAATTAAGACGTTTGAGGCCCGAGGCAGCACTACAGCTTGTGGTATTACATTCCCTTACATTTCCCTTACAAAACCTTACATTTCTAACATTTCCTTACATCCTGCCTGGATCAGCTTATCGGCCGTGTAAAAACCGCGGTAAAGGATCACAATTATATATAGCATTACAAGCCTGCTGCATGCCTATTGCAACAGTTGCAGCAAGGCCCCAGGCCTGCCTGCCGGCCTGCGGGGCCAGCGGTGGGGCATTTTGCATTGCATATGCGCGGGCAGACCCTTCGGACGCGTGACGGCCTCACGGGGCTGACGGGTGCTGGCCCCGGGCCTGCCCACGAGGCCGCGCCTGCCTGCCTCGCGCCCGGGCATGCGCTTCCGCTTAACGCGCATGCCTGCTAGCCGATCTGCCTGCCTGCTTGCATGCTGGCCGCGCCCCCTCCCGGAGGGTGCAGGGGTATCAGCCATGGCCATATGGGGGCAAGGGGCAAGCTGGCCTGCGGCTGGGCCTGCTGGCCTGAGGTGATAGGATAGGTGGAATCCTCACGCCCTGAGCCATTAGTTGGCATTATTGCCCCCGGCTGGCCAGCCGCCTGCCTGCAGGCCTGGAGGCCGCTGGCCTGTAGGCTCGGCCTGCAGGCTCGGCCACAGGCTGGCCGATACCCCCAAGGGGGTATGTTGCTATCTTTGACAACAATTTACCCTCCGGCTCCGCCAGGCTCCGCCGATCGGGATGCGGCGCGGCGGCTGGCCCCGGCGATCCCGGCCCGGGCTGGCCCCGAGGCCGCCGCCCCGGGCGTTAAGGTTCCCCCCTAAGCCCCCCAAAAAACTTTGAAAATAGTTGCCCCGGGCTATTGACTTTGGCCAAAAAATGGAGTAAGCTCCCTGTTGCAATGAGCAATTCAAAAAAAACGGAGGTCAGTCAAATGGCCGAGAAACAACAGGTCAGAGCGCCCTTGTTTCATTACACGAAACTATGGGCTATCTGCGAGAAACACGGCAACGGAAACATCACGTCCGAGGCTTGGGCAAAGCTCAGCCGGGAAGGGAAGCTCAGCATGGAAACAAGCGCCCGAATGATCAGGGCTTGGGAGGACAAAAACCTCGGCGCTTTCCAGGCTGCGGTCACCGGTGTCATCCCGGGATTCCGCTTGAAGCCCGAGGCCTGGGATGCCGCCAGCCAGCCGAACCCTGGGCCGCTCCCCGGCACCGAAAAGCCCGAGGCCCCCGAGGCCCAGCCCGAGGCGGCCCCGGCACCTGAGCCTGTCCCCGAAGTCCCAAAGCGGAAAGTCTACGAGGTCAAAACAGAGGGCTACATTAAACCTGAGATTTTCGATGAGGTCTGCCAGCTTGTCGAGAATAAATTTCAGGTCTGCCTGATCGGACCCTCAGGAACCGGGAAATCGCGTATGGGCCGGGAAATCTTCAAGGCCCTGGACATGCCGCTTAACGGCGTTTTTACCCTCGGTGGCGGCCTCCGCTTTCAACACTTTTTCTACACGACAGAAATGAAAGATGGAGAAACCCGAACACGCTTGCTCCCCTTTCTTGAGGCACTGGGCAAGCCCGGGGGAGTGATCATTGACGAAATTTGGGCCGGGGACGAGGATATCCTTGTAGGCCTAAACCCGATCACTGAAAAGAGCCAGCGATATTTTCAAACACCGATCGGACCTGTCTACGTTCACCCGGATTGTGTGATCATGGCCACGGCTAACACGACAGGCCGCTCAACGTCCGATATCTACACCGGGACAAAGCGCCAGGACAATTCGGTTGTCAATCGGTTCATTGAGGTTGAAATGGGCTACAGCGCTCAGGTTGAAAAGGCCCTCCTGGCCAGCCTGCCGCGCATGGCCCAGGATTTCTTGATTCAGCGGCTGGGCGATCTCCGGACGAAAGCCCGGGGAGCCGAGATCAGCCAGGACTTTTCCACCCGGGGCCTGATTCAAGCCCGGGACCTGATCGAGATTGGCATATTAAGGGAACGCGCTTTCTATCTGGCCTTCATTACGCCGCTGAGCCTGTCCGAGCGGCTGGCAATGGGGCTTGAGGCTGAGGCGATATAATGATCACCCCGAGAGAATATATCACTCACCCGATCGCCCCCCCGGCCGTTACTTGGATTCACGGCCTCAGGCTGGTCCAGCATATCCTCAAGGGCGATACTCAACAGACCTACTATAAGAAGGGCTACGCCTGTTCGTCCCATTATAAAGCCCTTCTAAAAGAACTGGCCACGCCTCCGAGGCCCGAGGGCTTGAAGGCAATTTTTGAGCGAACCTTGATGCGCAAGCGCCGAGTCCATGAGGTCAGGTCAGACATGGGATGTGAGATCGATCTAGGCGCATATCTGGCCGGGGATGCTGAGCCGTGTATCGACTACTGGAAAGATATCACTCACCGATCATCCCTCACAATAGTCCTCGATATGAACGTCCCGGCTTGCGATCGTGGCCGCTCGTATATGGAAGATCGGCATAAGCTAGTTTATCGGCTATGCGCCAGCGCCTTTAATGAGAATCAGGCTATCAGGATTATCGGCGCTTTCGGGGTGTCGTATTCTGAGAATGAGGAAAAATTCCGGGCCGCCAGACAGGCCGCTGGCAAGACAGGCTGGGCCGCCTCCCCGGGA